TGGCAAAAAGTAGAAGAGGCGGATATAGACAACCAAATAAGCCTGCTGCAGTTGCTACACCTCAAGGTGGACAAAGAACTGACGGAGGCCCAGGAAGTAGTAAACAACCACTTAGAAGACTTCCTGATGCTGATTATGGTGCAAATAAAGCATTTGTACAACAACAACAAGGAGCTGCGTTACCAGTTGCAAGAAGGGTAGAAGTTGCACCACCAAACATATTTGCACCTACTGAAAGACCACAGGAACAAATTACTGAAGGTGTACCAGTAGGTCCAGGTTCTAATGGTACTAGAGTGACTGACAATATAGATATGATGTTACAAGCTATGTACGAAATAAATCCTTCACCTGTCCTGTTAGAACTAATTAATAACAGGAACAGGTAGTATGGCTTTTCATTTATTTGACGAAAATAAAGAAATAGATGATGCTTTATCTAATAAGCATGATGATTTACAAATAGGTCAATATAATAATAATTTTGCTGTTAATGATTTATATAGCAAAACTTTAGAAGAAATAACAGAAAAATTTCAATTACCTGCATCTATTGCAGTTCCTTTTGTTTTAGCTGGCGGTACAGCAGAACATGAAAGTGCTAAACAAATTGCTGAAGAAGTGGTTTACAATCGTGCTAAAAAAGAAGGTGAAATTTGGCAAGAGCTTCAGGAAAAATATCAATATGAAAATTTAGAAGACAATATGAAAATGTCAATTGGTGATTTACTTACATTTGGTATTGCACCAGGCGGAGCTAAACCAGGAGATGTTCAATACGGTGTTTGGGCATTTGCTGGATTAGATGCGTTATTTCAAACATTTGGCCCTTCTGGTAAATGGTCTGTTATTGCTTCCGCTGCTAATGCTCTTGTACCAGGACAACCAATGGTTGTTGGTAGGTCACAAGCTTATTTAAGAGATTTACGTGCATACGATAAATTATTACAAGAAGGTTATTCTCCAGCTGAAGCACAATCAAAATTACAAATAGATGTTTCTATGACTGAAGTAGAAAATATTGGTAAAGATACAAACCTTAGAGGTGATATGAGAAAACATATTGCAATGATGAGAGAAGCTAATGATATGGGTGGTGAAGCTGTTCTTTGGAATATGTTTAGACAAGTTGTAAATGGTAAACCAGTTAACTTTGATAGAGGTACAAAAATAACATTAGAGTCTGTTAAAGCTGAAGATACTCCTTATTACAACGATTTAATAACTAATTACAACATGACACCAGAAGAAGCACGTAAATTTATTTATAACAAAATTGGTTCGCCAATTAAAAACTTTGATGAAAATGGTCAGTTAAATTACACATCTTCATTTAAACCAAATCAAATTAATTTTTATGCAGGTAGACATAAACAACGTTTTATGTTTTCTAGTGACTATACACAACAAGAATTATATAGACCAGAGTTTGCAGATAAAAATATTTTACTTGAGTATTCACCAGGTAAAGTTTACACAGGTGAAATATTTGAACCGGGTTCTGTACAGTTTGATATGATGTCTGGAACTATAGATGCTGCTTATCAAATAGTACCTGAGTTGCTTGCAGGTAAGGGTGTTAAAGGAGTAAGTAACTTACGTAAAGGATTTAGAAGAATTAATGATGCAGTTGAGTTAACTCATGATGTTGGAACATTTAAAAAAGGTGGTTTTATTAGACAAGCTGTTCCTGATTTTAAATGGACAAAAAATTGGCAATATACAAAAGAAGGTAAAGTTAATTTATCTCCAAGAGGTATCGCAAATAAAATTGCTGATACTGTTGCTGATGAAGCAGACCCATTTACAGGTACAGGTAATTTTAGTAAACATTTAAATCCTAAAACAGGTAAGTTAAAAGATTTAGATGAAGTAGTATATTCTAAAAAAACAACTAGAAAAGCTGTTAGAGAAACTAAAAAAGACCATACATTTTTTGGTAGAGTTCCTAGATTTTTTCAACTTACTAAAGATGATATTTTATCTCAACCAATTATGGAAAACTTTTTTAAAACTCTTGCAGCAACAACTCCTGATGATATATTTGCATTATCAACTAATCCTTATATAGGAAAATTACACCCTAAAGCTATACAGGCTATAGCTGAAGAAGCAGATTGGCAAAAACAAAGAAAAATTTGGGGAGATATGTTAGACACTGGTTTTCAAGTTGTTGAAGATACAGGTATGACTACTAACGTAAAACTCTCAACATACTTTAAAGATGGTACTTTACCTGTTAAAGGTTCATTTGTACTTAATAAATTATTACAACAAGCAGCTACAAAAGGTACAGAGTTGCAAAAATCTAAAGGTGTATTTGGTAAAGCAATGGGTACAGCTTTGTCTGCTGTTGGAGATGAAAGAGCTGCGTATCGTAGTGCTGGAAGTTTCTTAGGAGAAAAAGCACGTGTAGGTAGAACAATGCTTGAACAAGCAATTCCTGGTTCTCCTACTAGAAAATTTAAAAAACTTCTTGATACAGATAGTGCAGTTGCAGGAGTTCTTGATGACTTAGATTCTGCAGGTGAATTAATACAAGCACAAAAAGTTGTAGACAAATATGGATTAGGAGATAAATTAGAATTTGAAAAATATTTAGGATTTAGTTCTAACTTTAACTCTACTTATAATCCTTATTATAGAAAATTATTAGGTTTAATTCCAGGCCAAGGTATTCCATTAAACAGTTTTTCTAATGGTTATAAACAACTTGTAAGTCATTTGCAAATAAATGCATACGGTGATAAAGACGCTAATAAAATTATTAATCAATTTTTAAATATAGATTTTGCTGATAAATCAGCTGTTAGAAATTTTGGAAAAGAATTAGTGCAATACGATTTAGAACTTGTTGCAAAACGTGGCGGTAACTGGGAATACGTTGCTGCAGCTCAAAAACGTTTATTTGAAGGTATGGAAAAATCTAAAATATATGCATTAATGCGTGATAAAAAAATATTACCTAACACAGGTAGTGGTTATGAAATGTATCGTATTAAAACACCAGATGGTAAGTATGTTGATATGCCAATGATGACTGGTTCTATGTTAACTGAAATGAATGACAATGTTGTTCCTTTAATGAATCATAAAATTATTCAAAGGTCTATGAGTAGAATGTGGAAATCTTACACTAACGATTTAGAAAAAGATATAGCACCAATGGATGTATTTAAAAAGAATTTACAAGATGTTGTTGATTATGGTAAATATAAATTAAGAAAAAGTGCAGATGGTACAGATTTAAAAAATCCTTATGATGAAGGTATTATTACTCTTAAAAAATTAGAAGAAGATTTTGTTGGTAATATTTTATCTTTTTACACAAGAAATGTATTTAAACCATTTGTTTTGTTAAGAGCTGCATTTTTTACTCGTGTATTTTTAGAAGAACAAGCACGTATTGCTACATCTGGATTATCAGGTATATATAATCATCCATTTAAATATATACAATGGTTAGCTGCGCACGACCCTAATTCTAAAGTTGGTAAAGTTATTTCTAAAATACCTTTAGACAGAATACGTAAAGCAGAATATAGCGATGATGGTGTTGAATTATTAGCATCTATTGAAGCTATAGAAGCTAGTAAAAATAGTTTTAAAGCTACAGAATTAATAGGTCCTACTAGAAATAAAAAGAATACTGAATACTTAGCTAAGTTACCTGATGAACTAAAAAGAGATGAATATGCTCAACAATGGTTTGCAGAATTATTATTTTTAAGAACTGAAGGACTTGCACAAAAAGTTGCTGAGTTTGGTTATGGTTCTAAAGCATTAAATGAATGGTTATCTTCTCCTGCTGGTAGAGATGTAAGAATGCAATATGTAAAAGATGGTGGTTCTAAATGGCAAGAAATATTAAAAGATGGAGATTTTCTTGACCAACATTTACAATATCTTGAATCACGTATACGTATTAAATCTGGTGGTGATGTAGTAGAAGGTAAAGATTTATTTAAACAAAAAGATGGTACATATCGTTATAATTTAACAAGTAAAAACTTAGGTGAACCTGCTATTCGTGAAGCTATTGCTAAAGGTCAATTAAAAACAAAAGACGGTAAAGTATTAGACTTTTTTGAAAATCCTGAAAAATCATTAAAAATGTTTAAAAAGAAAGCAGTGCTTGATGAATTAGGTAGATTTTATGATGAAGGTGTTAACGGTGGTGCTGTAAAAATTACTAGAAAATTAATTGATGAAAATAGTAGTTTATTACAAGGTGGTTGGGATGAAATGTTAAATGTTGCATTTGATAATTTAATTACTAAACCTATTGGATATTTAAATAGGTCACCAGTATTTAAACAATATCGATGGGAATACATTACAAGTCAATTTAAAAATTATTCTCCTGCTTTACAAAAACAATTTATTAAAGAAGCACAAGATGCTGCAGTTCCACAATCTGTTATTGATGAATTAAAAGGTTTATCCAACCTATGGAAAAAAGGTACTATTACAGATTACGATGCAATGAATGTAGAAAGTAAAGCTTTTGGTTTAGCAATGGTTAAAAATCTTCTCTATGATACATCACAAAAGCATGCATTATCAGATAAGTTATTAAATATATTCCCATTCGTAGAAGTATGGTTTGAAGTCTTCCAAACTTGGGGACAATTGTTAGCTGCAAATCCAACAGTATTAAGAAAAGGATATGTAGGTTTAAGAGGTGGTACTGCTGCTGATGATTTTGGTAGTAGCTCTGAAGATGGTTTCTTTACACAAAATCCTAATGAACCAGATAAAGATATGTTTGTATTGCCATTTGGTGGTTGGATGTCAAATATAATTTTTGGTGATGATAGTAATACAAAAATATCTCCAAAAGGTTATGTACAAGGTGTTAACTTATTAGGACAAGGTTTTGTTCCAGGACCTAACCCATTAGTAGGTTTTGCTGCAAATAAAGTATTATCTCAATTTAATGCACCAGATATGGTTATTGAAGGTATATTTGGAGATTTCCCTCCACCAGAAAAAATAACTGATGCATTTGCTGTATCACCTGTTTATAAAAAATTTGCTGCAGCTTTAGTTAAGCCAGAAGATTTTGAAAACATAACAGAAGATAGTCGTGAAATACATAAATTAAGAGCTAATGCTACTGCAGATATATTTAGATTTGGTATGGCATCTGGTGAAAATATGAGATTGTATAATGAAGGTAAATTAAATTCTTATTTAAATACATTATTTCCAAATCAATGGGACGCAGAATCTATTACTCAAAAACAAATTGATGAAGCATTTTTAGAATATGCAAAAATAAAATCAGGTAAGTTATTCTTTATGCAGTTTGCATATCAATTCTTTGGTCCTACTGGATTTAAACCAGAGTATTTTATTAAAGATAATGATGGTGCATTATGGGGTACAGCTGTACTTTACGATGAGTACGTAAGAATTGTAGAAAAAAATGAAGGTAATAATTTAGCTGCATATACTGAGTTTTTAACTTTGTATGGTATAGAACATCCATATATTACAAGTCCTAAGTCACAATCAGAAACAGGTAGAAAACCTAGCAGTAAACGCGTTCAAGAATTTCAAGAAGAAAACAAAGAAGTTTTTGACCAACTTAAATTATCTGGTTATTACTTAAATATGGACAATCCTAATGAAGAAAAAAATTATAGAGATATTGTTGCTGAAAAATCATTAATGTCACCAGACCAATATCGTAGAGCTGTAAATGATACTATAGGATTTTTTAGATATAAAACATTTAGTTCTAACTTAGAAAAACTAGATATACCATATGCACAAAAAAATCTAATTAAAACAACATACAGGGAAGAATTAAAACAAGCATTACCTGGTTTTCAAGCTGATGAATACGGTTTGTTAACTCCTCCTGCTGTTACTGATATATTTAATGAAATGCGTAACAAATGGACAACAATTGATTTTGTTGCAGACCAAGAAGCAGGAAAAGGCTTTTTAGAAATATTACCTTACTGGGAAGAAATGGAACAAATATCTAGGGAAGAATCGGCTAAAGGTAACGTACTAGGTACTACTACTTGGTGGTTAACATCTAATGACCCAACTGCTTTATCTATGCGAATTTGGATGTATAATAAAGCACAGCAGATTATAGCAGAATATCCTGATTTTTGGGGTGTATGGAACGGAGTTATGTTAAAGTTATACAGAGATGACTACGAAGTACTGGATTATATAAAATGACAACAGACGAACAAATAATTGAAATATTAAGAAGTTACGATGTATTAGGTGTACCTACTGAAGGTACTTTTAATGTTGTATCAGAAATAAATAATCTTAAAGAAAATATATATTTTTCAAGTCAAGAAGAATTAATCAGCGACCTTATTGCTGCTAGAGCTGCTAAAGATATGGATAAATTTAAAGAAATACTTGATACAGCAATTAAAAATGTTGAGGATAAATATAAACCAGATATTGATGCTATAGAAAAAGAACAAGGTTATAAATATAATAATGAGCAAAGACAGTATCTTACTAGCGCTCTTGAACAAATAAATATGCAAGAAGCTCGTGGAGATATATCTGCTGAAGATGCTGCTGAAGCTATAAAACAAGAAGTTAAAAACATGGCATTTCAATTGTCATCTGAAACAGGAACAAGGTTACTAGAACAAGCTGATGGTACATTACAAGTTTTTGATGGATATTTTAATAATGTTTTATTTTCTAATATATTTTCACAAGCAGCTTCCACTCAAGAAATAGTAGCGTTTCAAAATTATTTAATACAAAATGATATAGCTACACCACAAGATTTTGCTGGAACTAAAGGTGTATACAGTGAAAAATTAAGAGGAATAATTGAAACTGTTATGAATTGGGCAGATAAAAATATTAATGCTGCTGAAGGTACACCATTAAGAAATCAAATATTATCAGAAGAACCTGTATTTTTTAGTGATATTGAATATGAAAATATGGATGTATCTTTTGAAAGAAATTTATTTAATTATGCAGTTAAAGAACTAGCTAAAGCAAATGTTGATTTAAAGAAATTTGCATTAGAAGAAGAATTAGAAGCTGAAAAAATTAAATATCTTCCTCCTAAAAAAGAAACACTAGATGATATGGTAGAAGCTTATTTTGTTGCTAATACAGGTAGAAGTCCTTCAGCAAAAGAATTAAGTGATTGGTCAACAGCTTTAGCACAAAGTTATTCAGATAGTTATACACAATTAGAACGTTTTAAATACGAAGTAGAAAATATGGATATAACTACAAAGCCTATATACGATACTAAATTTACAGTTGACCCAGTAACAGAAAGACCTAGACGTGTAGATACAGTTACAGGTCAAAGATTAGATTTTGGTAACTTGCAAGAAATGCAACCTATGACACCAGCTGAAATATTTGAAGCTAAGTTTGAAGAAGAACTTGGTGGAGAGATGGAAGCTTGGGAACGTGGTTCACAGATTAGAGAAATGCAGAATAATATTATGTCTGCTATGTATGGAGGATAATGGCTAGAAACCCTAAAGAAGACCCATATTATAATCCTGATTTTTCACCAGAGGTTAATGAAGTTACTAATGATTTTGTTTATAAAAAAACAGGTAAACAAACTACTGGTGATGCAATTATTGTAAAACCTAATGGTGATAGTTTTGATGTATTATTAATTGAACGTAAAAGAGGACCTCATCAAGGAGGCCTAGCATTACCTGGTGGATTTAAAGAAGAATCTGATTCTGTTGAAGATTTTGTTGCTAGAGAAGCATTAGAAGAAACAGGGTTAAAAGATACAGATATTAAACAAACAATTGATTTACCTACAAAAATGAATAGATATGATTGGGATGTTAGATTTGCTGATGGTGTAGATGTAAGCGGTAAAATATTTTTAGTTGATGAAAATTTTGTACCTAAAGCTGGAGATGATGCAGTATCTGCAAAGTTTGTACCAGTAGAAGATATTGTTTCAGGTAAAGTTGATGTAGCATTTTTACATAGTGAATGGATACATGATACTGCTGTTGAATTAAATTCTCCTACAGCTCCTGCTTTACAAGAAATAGTAGATAAAGATAGAACACGTAATATTAATTTTATGGAAGAAATAAATAAAAAACGTACTTTAGATAATCAACCTTTAATGAGTATTAATAAAGCAAATGATAATGCAATGAAATTTGCAGATGACTTTTATGGTATAGATTATAAAGCTGTTGCAAAACAAAAAGGTGTTAATCCTAAACAACTAGGCGGTCTTTTAGGACGTTTAGGTGCAGGTGCATTAGACCCTGTATCAGAAGCTTTAGAAGTAGCTTTAGGAAAAGTAGGTTTAGGTTCAATAGTAAAACCTTGGATAGAATTAGAAACACAAAACTTATTAGCTGGTATATTACGTGGAATGGCAAAAGGTGGAGGAAAATATTTAGGAGAAACAACTGGACCTGCTGTTATGAATTTATCAACTGGTGCAGCATTAACAGGTAAACAAGTTGCAAAAGGTAGTGAAGAACCAGGTATGGATGCTTTAATTGCAGGTATAGAAGGATTTGCAGAACAAATGGAATTTAGTCCTAGCTATCAATTAGATGAAGTTGTTAATAAAGTTACTGGTAAATATGGTAGTGAATGGTTAGTTGAAGGAGCTAAAAGAATAAAAGGAATATTTAATGAAGGTTAAATCAGATAAATCAGCACAGATAATGTACATTACAGATACAAAAGAATATAAAATTATAGTTGACGTAGGTAGTACAATTTATGTATTTGATACACCATCAGATGCTACTTTATCTGACTTAACTGATTACGTAGATACAGGAGATGCTGAAAAAGATGCAATTGCTAAAGCTGGTATTTATACAACAGATAGTAAAACATTTAATGCAGGTTTTTATAAAAACGATAGATTGGTTAGTGTACCTCTTGCAGTAGGACAAATTACTCCTGCAATAGCAGATGATGCTGCAGATATACTAGGTGACTTTTTTACATCAACACAAAATCTAGTTGAAACATATGGTGCTGCTACAACATTATGGACTGATGATGAGTATTTATCTCAAATTGCTGCTATATCAGCAACATTAGATGGAGATGTTGATGAAGCTGTAAAACAGTTTAAAGGTACACCAGCATATGGAGATATATTATCAAGACTTGAATTATCTCAAGAAATGCTTGATGCACAAGAAATGGCTAAGACTGACCCTATTGGTTTTCAAAATACAAAAAATGAAAATAAAAATTATCTTACAACAATTGTGGAAGCATCAGGTGGTTCTATACCAGAAGCTGCTATTGATTGGTTAGCTGATAGTGTTGCTAAAGGTGCAATGAGTTTATCAGAAGCTAATAGGCAAATAGCTGGTGCAACTGACCCTTACTCATTAAACGCACAAAACTTAAATGCAACATTTAAAACGATACTTGAAGGTGGAGAAGTTAGTGTTACAAGTGCTAAAGAAAAAACTGTACAGGATTTATTAGACCAGTATTTACCTTCATACCTACATGATACAGTTAATATTGCAGCTGAAGCTGGAAAGATTAGAGCTGATGCAGATTATGCAGATGTATTTGCAAGTAAGTTAAAAAAACAAAGATACTCGTTATACAATATGTACGATGAAGATGTTGATTGGAACTTTATTGTTAGTTCTAAAAAACAAGTTGCAAAAAATGTTTTAGGTATAGAATTAAAAGAAGATGACCCTGTTCTTGATTCTATAATACGTATGAATGACACTTCTAAAGAACAAGAATATTTACGTGAAATAGGTTTAGAACGTGGTTATCAAAAAACAAAAGATGATTTGACTAGAGCAATGATGTCAACATTTGGTAGTGGTGTAGTACAAAGTACTGCATATGTGGAAGGTAGATAATGGTTAGAGTATATAGAAAAGATTTTCTTGAAGGTTATGAAGTATCTCCTGATGAAGCAAAAGAATTAGCTAAAGTTGGTTATACAACTAATTATGCTGAAGCACAAGCTGCATCATTTGCTACAGGTGGACAAAACTTTGGTGGAGATGCTGAATCAGGTAGAACTGTATCAGAAGGTAAAGACCTTGCAAAAGCTATGTATTCGTTTTTACCTCCAAAAGTTGTAGAGCAATTTGCTAAAAATTGGGTTAAATCAGGTGACCCTAATATTGCTTTAGGTGCTACTAGACAAACTAAAGAATGGAAAGATAATTACGGATATTTAGAACGTGAAGATGGTTCTTTAATAATGGATGAACTATCAGCAGAATCTACAATAGCTACCTACAAACAAACATTAGGTGAAGTAGGAATACAAGATTATACAGATTTTGAAGATGATTTTAAAGAAATGATTACTGGAGAAGTATCTGGTGCTGAGTTTCAACAACGTGTAGATGTTGTATATTCTGGTGTAGTTAATCAAATACCTGAAGTAGAAACATTATTTAGAGAACGATATAACATTACTGTTGACCAACCTACAATATTTGCTGCGTTAATTAATCCTAAGATACAAGATAAAGTATTAGCTGGTGAAATAGCAACTATACAATTGCAAGCTGAAGCTGCATCAAGAGGATTTAGTACATCATTTGCTAGATTTCAAGAGCTTAAAAATCTTGGTTTAACACAACAACAAGCTAAGAGTTTGTATGAAACTGCTGGTACTGTTATGCAACAAGCTACAACAATTGGTAGAGATTTAAAGTTAGAAACACTTGAAGAAGCTGCATTAGGCGATGTAGAAGCTCAGAAACGTATACAACGTGTACAAGCAGAACTTCAATCTAAACAAGGTATTACATTAGGTGCTGCTAAAAAAGGTGACGAAATTACTGGACTTATAGCAGATTAGTGTATAATATACATATGCGTTGCGTGGTCCGCTACAAATAGACCTGCACTCAGCTTTCAAAGCCTACGTAGAAAGCTCGTATTAAAACCGTAGAGTAATGGACTTATAGCTTGCAGCTACCAGAGCTAAAGTCAAGTGTTATAGGTAGCACCACGGCAAGATGCCTATGGTCTTGTCTGATAGGTTAACACATAGTGGAGGTACTAATGGAAGAATTTGATGCACCGCAAGAACATGGTGTAAAACAAATGAGAGAAACAATTGATAGAAAAGATGAAACTATCAAAAAACTTGAGGCAGAGTTAGCTTCTTTTAAAGATAAAGAAATTAATAATGTTTTTGGTAAGTTAGGTTTGTCTACTGACAAAGGTTTCGGTAAGGCGTTAAAACAAGTGTATGATGGACCAGTTGATTTAGAGTCCATTTCACAGTTTGCTAAAGACGAGTATGGTTTTGAACCTACAGGACAGGTAGAGGAAATAACACAACCTGCACCTGAACCAGTGTTACAAGATGATGCTAGAGCTAGAGTGGCTGCACTTGATGCAAATTCTGTATCAGAAGTTCCTCGAAATGTTGACGAGCAACTAGCTAATATCATGAAGAATGGTACTGTCAAACAAAGTATGGCAGCAAAGCTAGGGCTTATGGAACAACAAAAAAAGTAATAGTTTAATTTAATACGACACATACGGAGGTGTAATTATGGCAAGCATAAGCTTGACAAATAACGCAATTTACTCCCAGAACGTTAATAACTTTTCTGGGGAGCTATTCCGTGTAGGTGGTCAAAGAACTCCTTTCTTATCAGCAACAGGAGGATTAAACGGAGGTAAGGTTTTACAATCTACTTTCTGGCAAATCCAAGCTGCTGATAGTCATACAGTTTCTTCTGAGCCAACAAAAGGCCAAGAAGGTGCGCAACCAACTGAATATCTTGGAAGAGATAGAGTTTCGTACACTGGTGTGACACAGGTCTTCCACAAAGGTGTAAAGATGACCTATACAGCAATGGCAACATTTCAGCACCAAAATCCTTTCGATTTAAGTGCTAACATTGTTAATTCATCTGATGGTGATGGAACAGTAACAGCTGCTGACAAATTAGCATTAGCTGGTTCTAACCCAATCGTTGATGAATTTGCAGAGCAAATGGCTTTAGCTCTTGAAAAAGTAGCTAGAGAAGTAGAATGGTTCGCATTCAATGGTACTTTCGCTGATGGAGCTAATGTAACTCCAGGAGCTGGTACTAGAGAAATGAGAGGTCTTTCTGAATATTGTGCATTAAATGCTAACGCTGATAATGACACAGCTCCAACATTCGTTGGTGGTAACGTATACTACAACGATACAGCTGGAGATGGTTCTGGAACAGACCAAGTTCTTTCTTGGGATGCTATAGCTAATTCCCTTAAAAGATTGTATGATGCACACGCACCAATGCAATCTCCAGTTCTCTGTGTAAGTCCAAAACAATTATTGGACCTTAACAAAGAATTACTTGCTGGTAACGTTGGTATTACTGGAGCAATTCTTCCAAGAGATAGAAGTATCGCTGGTATTGATATTGACACAATTGTAACCCCATTTGGTTCAATTGGTCTTATGGTCATTGACCCTAATATCATTCCTGCAAATACTGCTTTCATTTTGGATTTTGCTTTCATACAACCAGTATTTACAAACATTCCTGGTTATGGAACAGTATTCGTAAGAGATATTGACCAAGATGATTATGCAAGAGTATCTAAAGCTATCTACATGGAAATGGGATATGACTTTGGTCCTCCTTCATATCACTTGAAGATTACTGACGTAGCTTAGTAAAAATATTGAAGATTTGGGGGGAATCCACCTTCCTCCCATTTCTTCTGCTATAGTAAGGACAATATGCAATTATCAAAAAAAGTTTTAATCGACATTTCAGAAGACGCAGTTAATTCTACTGGTGTACAAACAGATGGTTTATTACTATCTGGTATTGTATTTCCTGCAGCTATGACAGGTACAGCCGTAACATTTGATTTTTCATTTGATGGAAGTACTTGGGTAGATGTAGTAGAAACTGATGGTACTGAAGTATCTTATACAGTATCAGCTGGAAACGTAACAAGAGTTGACCCTAGTGGTTGGGCTTTTGCTACTGCTGGATTTGTTAGAGTATCTTCAGATGCAACTGAATTAGCTGATAGAAACATACAACTTATATTTAAACAAAGTTAGGAGTCATTGTGAGTGACACAATAGGCGACCTAGTAGATAGGGTCTTTAGAGAATACCTAGAGCCAGCAGATAGCATAGAATCATATTCTTACTTAACTGGTGGTATATCTGATTCTGACACAACATTAGCATACGCTAATGATATGTTTAGTTCTGAAGAAGAAGATGCATTAGATGCTGGTGCAATTTTAGAAGTAGGACAAGAACTTATGTTTTCTACTGCTCTTAATACTGTTACTAATGAAATAACTGTAACTAGAGGTGCTAGAGGTACAACAGCTGCAGCTCACAGTGCTGGTGATTTAATTAAAATAACTCCTGCGTTTCCTCGTAAAAATGTTTATGACGCAGTAACTGACCAAATTAAAAATTTATATCCTACATTATTTGCTGTTGAAACTTTAGAACTTGTATCAGGTACAGGTTATAGATTACTTGGTACATATGGAACAGATGGTGATACTTATAACCATATTGTTGCACCTTTAAAAGCTATATCTCAATACACAGATTGGTCATCAGGTTCAGACCAAACAGGTTTAACTTATAAAGGTGTTGCAGTAGAACTTATTGATTTACCTAATCCATTTGTATGGACTGATGATACACAAACAGAAAGAACTAAAACTTATACAGTTGGTCCAAATGTAGTACATGCATTGCAATTTTATGGTATTGCTAATGGACACACAGTTTATGTTACTTTTAAAAAGAAATTTGTTGCACCTACATCTGAAGCTACAACATTAACTAGCGTTGGTTTAGAAACTGAATATGAACCAATTGTTATGGCTGGAGTTGCAGCTCAAATGTTAGCTGGTAAAGATATTAAAAATGTTGATGCTAGATATATTACTGAACAAATGGCTGCACAAAATTATCCTGTTGGTAGTTCTAATACAATTAGAAACAGTTTATTACAGTATCAACAAATACTTATACAGCAAGCTCGAACAAATCTTAGGTCTAAATATCCAGAACCAGTACAACTTAATAGTATAAATTATCCAACCTAATGCCTAGAGTAGCTACTACATCAAATGTTCGTAATCCAAAACGATATGGTTATGATTTACAGTTAGATAATATTTATTTACGTACAGCTGTAGGTCCTGGTCGTGAAATGACTATACAATCATCTGATGTACAAGCAGGACAACAAGTTAATGTTAAACAAAATCCTGAAGATTTTACTTCTAACTTAGGTCGTATATATTCAAGAAACAATTTTTCAGCAGGTCAAGGATTAGATACTGCACATAGAGCAGATGGTCAACCAGATGATGTAAATAGATTTTGGGATAGCAAAGGTATTGATGTATTTCATGGAGATGATGAAACTTCCTATCATATACATTTGTTATACACAACAGCTGCAGAAAGTTTATCTTTTAGTAATAGCAATAATTATATGACACAAACTACTAATGGTAATATATACGTTACTGATGGTACAACTGTACACGAGTATGATGCTAGTACAGAAACTTGGAGTGCTATTTTAGCTGCAACTAATGGTGCAACTTATAACTTTACAGGTGCTGCTGCATTTGGAAACACAGTATATTTTACTACTGCTGATGCTACTAATTCTAACTCAGAGTTTATACATTATGAACCAAGTGGACACGGTTGGTCTACACATAACACAGCTTTTAATACATTAGGTGGATTAACAGGCGTATGGTTTGTTAAAAATACTTTGTTTGTTACTGGTAATGATGGTACTGCAGAGTATGTTTGGGAAGGTGATGCATTTGCAGACAGTTGGGCATCAGCTTTTGCAACAGCAGATGCAATAATAGAAGTAGAACCTACACATCAAATAAAAGGTATTGTTGATGGTGGTGCTGTAGTTTTAGCTGCTAGTACTGATGGTAATGTATATTCATTTAAATTGTCATCTGGTGTGTTTGTAAATCAAGGACAAACAAAAATACCTTTTGAAGAAATACATTCTATTGCTGCTGCAGAAGGAATTATATTTTTTGGTACTAAAGAAAATACAAGAAGTGTAGGTAGGTTATACAGAGCAGAACTTGTTAATGCTGATGACTTGTATGTATTAGCTAATAGACAATTAATAAAAGAATGGGTTGTAGATAGCGTAGATACAACACCACACGCTATGTTTGTAAGTCGTGATAGTGTTTATATGGGTGTTAAAGAAGCAACTAATGAAGTAAATTTGTGGCGATATTATCTACCAACAGGTGGTTTGGCTAGAGATTTACAAACAGCTGGTAATAGTTATGTATCAGGTATTACACAATCTAATGGTAAATTTGTAATAGTAGTTGAAGGTTCTGATGTATATAAAGAAACATCTACATATGAAGCTGAAGGTTATTTAATGACATCTGCTGCAGATTTTTTTACAGCAGAAAGTAAACAATTTGTAGGTGCAGAATTATCAACTAATACTTTACCTTCTAGTACACAAGTAGATTTATTATATTCAACTAAATTTGAAGATTTAGATAATCCTGAAGCTGCAACATTTACTACAGCTATAGAACAAATATCAGGTATTGGTGATGTTGAAAAACAAATAGCAGAAGTGTCAAGATATATTATTGGTAAAGTCGTACTTAAAAGTACAACTGGTTTGAATACTCCTAAAGTCAAGTCAGTACAGTTTCGTGCATTAGCTAGACCTGAATTGGTAGTAGCACAAATACCTATAAATATATCTGATAGAGTAGAAAGACCTGGTAGAAAACCAATACGTGTTAAAGGTTTAGGAGAAACATTATATAGAGCATTACGTGATAAAGAAGGTACATCTGTTACATTAGAAATATTTCAACCTACTGAAATTATACGTGGTGTTGTAGAGCAAATAAGCTATCCAATACAATCTAATGAAGTTCTTGGAAGTGATACTCATTATGCTATCATTACAGTGCGTGGAACTAGACAACCATCGCTAGAAGATGTAACATCTGTAAACACAGTAGGTATTGCAGCTTATGGTATTATGAGATTTGGAGCGTAAATGGCAGATATAGAAAGTCAAATAGTAAACTTTTACGAAAGTACTTTAGCTACTCTTTTAGCTAGTGGTGCTACATCAACTACAGTTGCTACTGCACCTACAACTAATGGTACTACAGTTATTAATGCTAGTGCAGGTAGTCCTATTTATTTAGTATTAGACCCAGATAACTCTGGTAACAGAGAAGTTGTATCTGTTACATCATCATCAGGAACTACATTATCTGCAATAACAAGAGATTTAGAAAACAGATATGGTGGTACTCCGCCTGACCATCAAATAGGTACAACTGTACGTTTAGCTGTATTAGCAGAACATTTTGAAGATATGAATGACAGACTTGATGCAGGTCTTGCATCATTAGCAACTGCTGTACAAGTAGCAGATATACAAGATGATGACACATTTGCTAGTGCAACAGCAACAGATGTAGCTAGTTCTGAAAGTATTAAAGCCTATGTAGATGCACAGAATGCAGCACAATCATTAGGTGCAAGTCTTGGGCTTGTAATAGCGTTATCATAATGGGTATATTATTAATCCTCAAAGAAGGTGGAAGTTTAGGAATAGATACTATTGGTAATTTACCAATAGATGAAGATATAGATTTACTACCTGATGCAGGTGGCTCATTGTCACTAGCTTTCAGGGAAATAATGGAAGTTATTTCTGTAACAAATAGTACAAGCAGTCAAGCTCGTGCTATAGTTATGGGAGTATAGAAATATATGGAGATAAAATAAATGGCAGAAACATTTAAGAACGCTAACCTTGATGTAACTAATTCAGCACAGTCAATATATACTTGTCCTGCTGCAACTACAGCAATAGTTATTACTTTAAGAATAACTAATGTTGATGGTAGTGCAGATGACACAATTACTGCTGAAGTTAATGACAGTAGTGAAACTACTACTGCTGAAATTGCTCACACAATGTCAGTTCCTGCAGACACCTCATTGGAGTTAGCAGGTACATCTAAGTTAGTTCTTGAAGCAGGAGATGATATAGAACTCACAGGTGGTGCTGCATCAGGAGATTTAGAAGCGTTTATATCAGTTTTAGAAATAACATAAGGAGTTAGTCTATGTCCTATGGATATGTAGGCGATACTTCTACAAGTATCAAACAAAAAGTTAAGAACGCAGGTGTTCTATCAGTTAGTGATGTCTTAGACCTAGAAGGTAAAGGACAGTTTGGTGGTAGCTTAGAACTTATTGCTGAACAAACTTATTCAAGTACAGTAACTGCTGTTGATTTTACAGATATAAAACAAGATATTTATGATGTTCATTTATTAACAGTTAAAAATTTTAAATCTGTATCTAGTAATAATTCTCCTATTGGAATACAACTTTATGAAAGTGGAACTTTAGAAACTGCAAGTGTTTATGAGTATGCTTTACAAGTAAATTCAACAGCTGCAAATTCAGAAGATAAGAGTACTGCATTTAGTATTATGAAAACTTGTCATACTGCAACAGGTGGTGGAGTTGGAAAACCAAATAATTTTTACTGTTATTTATATGACTTAGGCAACTCATCAAAGTATAGTTTTCAAACAAGTCATTCATATGGACATGATGCTTTTGCAGGTGCAGGAACAGTTATGAATTCACATTTTGGTGGTGGAGTTTTACCACAAGCAAGTTTGGTAGATGGTATAAGAGTTACAACAAGTACAGGAACTGATTTAGCTAGTTTTGATATAAAACTTTATGGAATAAAACAGATATGAGTAACCTAAGATTAATTAATGAAACTGAATTAACAAGTGGTGTATCTAGTTTTTCAGTAACAGATATATTTACAGAAGATTTTGATATTTACAAAGTTGTGTTATCTGATTGGGTAAGCAGTAATGGATATTGGTATCTAAGACCATTGAACAGTAGTGGAAGTGCTATAACAAGTGGTAATGATTTTGCTACTTTACTAGTACAAAGTCATACCACTTTTGTAGAGTACAGAGGAACTAATACTGCAAGTTTGTGGGCAACTTCTAATATTTGCTACTCAAATGGCAATAATGGTGTTTATTATTTTATCAATCCATACAGTACTTCTAGTTATACATTTGTTTTAGGACAAGATGCAGGATTTGGATTTGGTAATAATTTAAATACTAAAAATATTGGTGTTCAAAAAACTTTAACAAGAGTTACAGGAATACAAATAACTCAACAATCAGGTGGTACTTTTACATCAGGAAAAGTTAAAACTTATGGATTGAGAGTAGATAGCTAATGGCAGCAAAATTAATTCAAGTAGCAACAGAAACAGTAACAAGTGCAGTATCTAGTGTTATCTTAACAGGCATAGATAGTGATGATGTTTATATGTTAGCAATAACAAATATGGATAGTTCTAACACTACTGCAGGGAGCTATCATTATCCTTATATAAGATTTACTGAAAGTGGCACTCCAAATACAACAACAAATTATCATGCTACAGGAAAACTTTTATATTCAGGTGGTACCTTTTTAAATATTGTAAATACAAGTAATGATGATATTCAGCTAAACCTTGTGCATGTTGGCACTGGTACAAATCAAACAGTGCAAGGAATTTACTACATATACAATGCTTATAACAGTTCAGAGTTTACTTTCTGCACAATAGAAGGAGTTGGAATATCAAGTTCAACTGCAGATAAATTATATGGTGGACAAGGTGGTGCAGTGTTAATTCAAACTACACAAGTTGATGGAGTTGAGTTAAGTTGGAGTAGCTCTCAAACTATAACAAGTGGAACATTTACATTGTATAAGGTGATATAGATGAGTAAGTATGGATACATAGGAAAAGAAAGCGATATACCTCAACAGGCATTTAAATCTAATGCAGGTGTATTAAGTGTTAATGAAATAAGTAACTTAGCTAATGAAAGCAAATGGACAGTAGCAAATTCAGATTTAGTTTTATTAAGTACTATGGACTTTGAAAATGTAAGTACTTTAAGTGTTGGTTTACCTACTGGTTATGATACTCATATTTTAATGTTTAATGAGTTTAGTCCTATTGCTGATAACACTCAATTGCAAGCGAGATTTATAATAAATGGAAGTATTAATACAAGTAGTAAATATTCATATCATACTTTAAGAAATGATGATAGTAATAATACCTATAGTCTTGTTTCAACAACAAGTAGTATGGTACTTTTTAATGCTACAAGTTCCCAAATAAAATATTCAGGTGGTTGGAACATGATGATACATGGTGCTGCGAATGATACAGTAATTCCAAAATGTAGTTGGACTGGTGTTAGTGTAGATGCAAATGGAGATACTTTATCTTTTGATGGAGATGGTATGTTTTCAGATGGTGGTACAGGTACAACTCCAACAAGAACAAGGCAAGAAGCAATACATTTTTTTCAAAACTCAAATAACATAAGTGGTCATCTTAAAGTATTTGGAGTATATAAACCATGAATTTAAAACATATAAAAACAGTAACTGCAAGTAGTAATGTAAGTATTTTAGCAATAGATGATTGCTTTAATTCAAGTTACTCACACTATAAAGTATTTATGGATAATTTAAACTCTTATGGTTTTAAATATCATCATGGTAAATTAAGAGATAGTTCAGGTGAAGTAAGTGGTACTAACTATATTCAACACCAATTAGGAAAATTTGGAACTGCAGGTTCAGGTGGTGGTCAGGGTTTTTATTATGGAGGTTATAGGGATACTTTAGATTATATGATATATTTTGCAGGACAAGGAATAAATAGTTATCAAAATACTATACATGGAGTTTGGGATTTCTATATGCCATTTGAAAGTGATAAGTTTACTTTCGTAACAGGTAGAGCACACAGTTCTAATAGTGAATATAGTTTGTATGCAAGTCATACAAACATAGTTTATCCTGATGCTTCTTCAATTACAGGATTTCAAATAAGTGGTGGTTCAAATGGAGTTATTGCAGGAACTAAATTATCTGTGTATGGAGTACCAACATAATGGCTAACCAAGGATTACATATAATTCAAAAAACTGTTATAACAAGCAACACTGCTGCTGTAACATTAACAGGAATTGATGATACTTATGATGTTTACCATGTCAGAATAGTAGATGCACAAAGTACTACCACAGAACCATTAAGAGCAAGAATAACAAAAAGTGGAGTTGTAGTCGATAGCGATAATAATTACGATTATGCGTGGTGGGAACGCTTAACAAATAGAGCAAGTCCAGGTTTTAATAGTTTTGATAATCCATACGGTTCTGCTAATGGAGGAAGTTGGAGAATACAACATCAAAATTCTGATACACAAGCAGGAACAACAATTGGTATAAATTTAGAAATGGATTTATTTAACTTTAGAAATCCTGATGCTAACACACAAGTTGCTTGGCGTTGTATTTTTAATGATGAAAGTTGGGATGGTATTTCAAGTACAAAAGGTGCAGGTGGATTTACTCCTGCAAGTCAAAGTGTATCAGATGGTATATCATTTTTTAATGACAGTGGAGAATTTACTCGTGGCACATTTATTCTTTATGGTTATTCAAACACAATATAGTATAAGTATGGTAATATAGGAGATATTATGGCAACATTAGAAGAACTAACAACAGAAGCTACAGCAGAAATAGAAGCTGCAAAGCCTTTGTACAAGCAAGTTAATAATGAACGACTTGAATTTTCTGATGCTGATTATGCACAAGCTGTAACAGACTTGGCTAACAGCAAATGGAATGACCAACAGTTCGGTTATATACAAGCTAGACAAGAGGCTTATGGTTCTATTGCTGACCAGTTAGATATGCAATACTGGGATGCAGTAAATGGTACAACCAATTGGAAAGACCATGTAGCACAAGTTAAATCAGACAATCCAAAACCTGCATAAAATTTTATGATATAATCCTGTTTATGGATTTTATAATTGGATTTTTATTAGGATATTTTTTAAAAGAAATTGTATCTTATCTTAAAAAACTAAGTCAATGGGATTGGGATAATCGTAAATCTTGGGATAAAGAATGGGATTGGATGTCACCTATCCAGGAAGATGACCTTCCATAATGTCTGACTATCTCGGCAATGGTTATACACAGAAGGAGATGTTAGATATGGTATTAAAACGCCTTGATGAAATCGATAGTAAACTAGATGCAAAACTAGATAAAGCAGAATTTTATAAAGTATTAGGATTATTGGTAGCAGTAGGTGGTGTTGTTGTTGCTGCCTTAATGTAGGAGAACAATGGCAACATTAAAAATAGACACAAAAACACTAGCACCTATAGTATTTACAGCAATACTTAGTGCATTTGGTTGGGTATTTAACTCTATAGAAGAAATTAAATCACATCAGAATGCTTGTGATGCTATGGTTATGGAAATAAATAGTGAATTAGATATGTTAGAAAGTAACTTTACAGAACTACTTTTTAAATTAAATGGTTAAGATATGTGTATGGTAAAAGAAAAAGAAGATGGTTCGGTTGTACAAATTTGTAATTGTAAGCACGGCAGTGATTGCTGCACTAATAACTAGCTTTAGTAATATACTATCATTATACTTAATAAAAAAAGAAAATAGGAGATACAATGGCAATACCTGAACGTGTTAAAAACACAATGAAAAAAGAAGGCCTTAAAGGTGTTAATAAGCCTAAACGTACACCTAGCCACAAAACTAAATCACATGTTGTTATGGCTAAAGAAGGTGACACATACAAGTTAATTAGATTTGGACAACAAGGTGTTAAAGGTGCTGGTAAAAATCCTAAAACTAAAAAAGATAAAGCACGTAAAAAGTCTTATTATGCTAGACATAATGCACAAGGTAAACCTAAATCTAAGTTGTCTGCTAAGTATTGGTCACACAAGGTTAAGTGGTAAATAAAAAAACAACTTGTTCGTTTTGCAACAAACCTTTAGAGTTCTTTAAAAACTATAAAATTTGTAGTAATCTAGGTTGTGTTGAATATAACAAACAATTAAGGAGATATGATGCCGGCAAAGAAGAAGAATAGTTTAGTAGGTAATATTAATAAACGTAAAAAAGCTGGTACTTCTCGTTCTAAAAAAAATTCTACTATTTCTAAAAAAGCTTATTCTGATATGAAAAAAGGTTGGCCTAAAAATAAAAAAAGGAAAACTAAGTAATGCCATTACCAGAAGCTTACGTTAATGCTAGCCCTAAAGCTATGGAGTATTGTGATAATTGCGAATATTACTCTAATAATTATTGCGTTAAATTTAAAGAACAAGTAGCACCATATGGTTGGTGTGCAGTCTGGGAACCAGTAGATGAAATACGAAGTATTAAGAGTTAGTAGCCAAAAAGATAGTACATCAGGTTTATTATTTGAAGTTGACAATGGTAAACGTACATTTCTTTGCTACACATTAGAAGACGAACAACGTGATGTTAAAGTCTGGGGTGAAACTAGGATACCTGCTGGTACTTACAAGCTAGAGTTACGTACTGAAGGAGGTTTTCATAATCGTTATCTATCACGATACGGTGCATCATTTCATAAAGGTATGATATGGGTTAAAGATGTACCTGGATTTGAATGGATACTATGGCATGCAGGTAATACTGATGAACAAACTGCAGGTTGTCTTCTATTAGGTAACTCACAAGAAAGTAATATAGTTAAAAAAGATGGGTTTATTGGTGCGTCACGTGATGCATATGCTTTTGTATATCCACGTGTTGTAGCAGCTATTGAGTCAGGTTTAAATGTAGAAGTAGAATATATAGACTATGATGGTAAGCTACCTACAGCTGAAGTTTCTAATACAGCTCCACCAGATATGATACAACCTAAACAAGTAATGGAAAAATTACAAGAGATAAGTGGTGAAGTTCAAATATTGTCTGCTAAACTAGACGGCAGGAGAATGATATAATGCCAAGAAATATTAATTTTAGTAAAAGTAATAAACTTTCAGATGAAGATTTAACACCTGATGAATATTCAGAAATGACTGATGTTAAAGGTGCTGAAGATTATGACCCAGGTAAGTATGACCCACTAGCTAAACAACGTTCAGAAGCTTTTATGGGTCAAGACATTGACTTTAAATTAGCTGGTGCAGCTCGTATTGGCGCTAAAAGTTCTTATGCATCTGGTCCTATATCAGACCCTACACAGTATGGTAGGCCTGGAAAAATGGAAGAGATACCATTTGAACGTGAACAAGCTAAAGCTGTTGGTGCAGAACTAGCAGATGAGTCTGCAATTGAAGCTGCACTAGATGCAGAGATTGACAAGCTTGATATAGCACAAAGAAGTGCAGACCCTGTTGGCGTTATGGAAGCTGAAACTAAAATTAAAGGTTTACAAAAAGAATTAGATAAAGCTATTAAAGTAACAGCTGCTAAAAAAGAAACATTTGGTGAAGCATATGAAACACAGTATTTAAAAGAAACTATATCTGCAAGATTAAAAGGTAAAGTTGACCCAGAAAATTTAGAGTTAATGGCTGAAGATGTTAAACCATTATCTACTACTGCTAAAGGTAAAGGACCTGGCATTAAAGCTGCTGAATCAATTATTCAAACAGGTTTATATCCTAAGAAATTACCAACAGATAAATTAAAATCAGGTGAATACTCTCAATCTAAATCTAGTATGAAGTCAGTTAGTATTGAAAGAGAATTAAATCAACCTAAAGGTATTGATAAAGCTGCAGTTAATAATACATCTCAAACATCTGGTAGTTTAAGTGAAGTTATGGCTGCACGTGAAGGTAAGATAGACCCTATTACACAGAAACCATACAAAACTATGACAGGTGTTACTAAAGCTGGTGATATACAATTAGATAAACCATCAAGTTTTCTTGATATAGAAAAAGCAGAACAATTACAAGCTGCTCGTATAGCTGAACGTAGAGGACAAAAACCTACAGGTAAATTTCAAACTAAAAAAGTTTCAGGTGCTAAAGTAAGCTCAGTTACTCCAGATGCTCCTAAACAACAAGAGTATTCTGGTTTAAAAGAAGCTGACAGTCCTGAACTTAAACAATACGTTGATGAGTTTAAAGCTGCTGGGCAAACATCTCAGAGGGCTTTACGTAATGCACAACGTATGATGAAGCTACAAAAAATACGTGGCAAGGGTAAAGGTAAAGGCAAACTACTTACAACACTTGGTGCTGTAGGTATTGGTGCTATACTTAGTAAAGACTTGGAGAAATAATGAACGCAGAATACAAAGTAATTTTAGAAAAAACAATTTGGACATTTGTTGAAGCATTTATTGGTGCATTAACAGTTGCTCCATTAGTTGGTGTAGATGCTGACGCAGTACAACTTGCTGCAATATCAGGTGCGTCTGCAGCTTTAGTAGTAATTAAAGAATTTGCTAAAAAACAATTAGCTAAACCTGTTAAGAAAGTGAGTAAGTAATGAATAATGTACCAAAAATTGTAGGTGCTGGTAAAGGTAAAAAGACATTATATACTTATTACAATAAAGAAGCTGGAGATGTAATTCCTTTACCTAAAAAAGCAGCAAGAGCTGCAGAAGTATTTGCACAGCAACAAGCAGTAGATAAAATGAAATTTAATGCTTTAGTAATGAAACCATTAATAAAATCTTGGGAAGATAGAAATGCTTCTAATCAAGGTACTAAGTTAAATCCATAATGGCTAAAAACGAAGTAGGTCAAGGGTACGCTGGTCTTGGTAAACAAGAACTTAATAAACGTATTAAACAACATTCTGCTTTAAGAGCTAAAGCTTTTTCTACTTATACTCGTCAACAAAAAGACTATCAACAAGCAATGAAACTTGTAGGTGAATTTGGTAGTGACCCATCAAAGAAAAAAGCTGTTGATGAAGTGCATAAATATGGTGTTGAACAAGGTGTTAAGGCCTATATGAACCTACAAAAAGTTGGTAAATTATCTGAAGGTTTAAAGAAACTTAAAAAAAATAAATAGTCGTCAGCTATTTTCCTTTATACTCTCTCTTTAAAAAACCTTGTAATAAGTCCCTTATAGCTTTACTATGTCCACTTGATTGCCTACCATCATATATGTCATGATGCCATTTGCATAAGATAGCCACATTATTCATATCAAACTTACGTGACTTACTACCACCCATACCTATACCTTGTATATGAGCTAGCTCTAACCATTTGTTATCGTTACAATATGCCCACTCACAGCGTCCTCCAGCCCTTTTAAGAGCTTTTTCACGCATTTGTGACAAGTTATCCATTGACATCATACATAGTATATTTAAGTGTAATTTCTTCTCCTGCTTTAATAGTTCTTAAAGGGAAGAGATGATTAACACCTTGGTCTGGTGATTGGTCCATACGTATTACTTCGCAGTTAGGTGTATCACTATGGTTAATAAACCCACCTAATGGTGTTCTGTATATAAATTTATCACCTTGTACAAATACGTGTGTGATACCTAATGAGCTAGCATCGTCAGGATTTTTTACTTTAATTTCTTTATTAGTAAATAAACCTAAACCTTCTATAGGACTTTCTTTTATAGTCATATACTTTGGTAAAGGTCTATAAGTAGGTTGACTATCCATATATTGTAAAGTATTTACCTGAAGGAAAGTCCCAAGAATGTAGTATATCTGACCAACGTACACCTTTTTCTTTTACAGTTTCACCTTCATATATTGCATTAGAAACATACATAAACATTTGTGTACTACATTTACCATCAACAAAACCTACACCTTTAGGTAAATCAAGTATTTTTTGTAAGTAACGTAATGTATTTTCAGTTACTTCACCTGCATCTACTCTTGTAGCTGGTCGCATTTCGTGTTCAATATCTAAAGGTAGTTGTGCATTAGTAGCTAATGTAACTCTACGTGGGCATAACTTTGCACCTTCTTCTAGTAAACTATTAAGTTCGTGTGTAGTTTTTATTTCTAAGTTCAATGTTTCTTTATCAATACTGTATGAAATCCATACAGGTGTACCATTTTTATTAGTACCTAATAGTCTTCTACCACCAAATGTATCAATAGTAGCAGCATGTTCTTTCATTTCTTTTGTCCACTTAACAAATGATTTTCTAGCATCTGATACTTCAGTACTCATATCACTTTGTTTTGTAGAATAATCTGTAAAATTATTCACTATTCTTCCTCCATTTCTGCTATCCAATCTTTTACATACATATTTTCTACAACGCTAACAGCGTCATCCCAATCTTTTGCATCAAACCTTACAAGTATTTTATATGTAGGCATTATTCCTCCTCTAACTGACTTAAATGCCAGTTGTAATCTGTTACAAATTTATCCATAAGAAAACGTAACTTAATCATATTAGGTGCTACGTTAAAAGTATCGCTGCCACAAGCTTGGTCAAACTGTTTTGCCCATACTTTCATAAACTTTGGATTTGTAAATATATTTATTTTTGTAATATCAATTTTTTCTTTCATGATATTTCTTCTTCTAAATCTGCTATACAACTATCACAGTACTGTACTAATTCAAAATCAGTCATATATGCTTTACCACATATAGTACAAGTTACGTTAAGTACTGTATCTAGTTGTTTACTAAATTGTTTATTAATGTTTTTATATGCCACTAAGTTTCCTTTCTGTAATATAACAATTCATTATTAGTTCCTTTCCAACAATGTTTACTACTGTTCCAATGATGCCAACCATCGTTGTACACCAACCAAGCTGCGTATTTAGTTGCAACTTGTGGATTAGTTCTATTACCCATTATACCTAATTTAGATTTTAACCAAGACCAAGTATTGTCGTTGAATTGCCAGAGTCCGACATCCTTAGAGCCATTTGTATTTACCCCTACTGCTTCAGCTATTCCTGAGCTTTCGCAGTATATTATATTTAGAGCTTTAAGAATGTCTTCCTCGGCAAAATATTCATCGACAGTATCGTGCCATTCAATAACATTATTTATTTCATATTGCATATCATGACACGATTTATACTCTGTCAAAGAGTTGGGTGTAAGAGCCAAAGGTATAATACACCCAACGATTACTTCTATCATTAGCTAATGGTAGCAGCTTTCGATGAAGGTAGTTTAGTACAGTAGTAATGTACTAGACCTCTCTTCTTAGAAGGTAAGGTAGTAATTTCATAACCTTCTGCTCTAAGATTATGTATTATTCCACCGAACCTGTGGCAATGTAGTTCTGCCACAAACTCCCAGTTACTAATTGGGTCACTGTCCATAAACTCGGTAAATACCCAAGCTATGAGTTGTGTCTTTGATTTAATATATGCAGGGATTTTTACGCCCCTGAAATATTCTGGTATCATAATTTCCTTTCCACCTTTAGAATTGTTCGATACCCCATTCTTTAGGTATGTCAGAGTTATCTAACCACCAAGACTTACGCCACTTACCACTATGACCACCGCATATAGCAGGGTCATTGGTAGAACAAACGAAGTCAGGTGACTTGTCACCCTTTTTGCTTTTACGATTATCGTAGACCATCTGTCCACAGAATGGACATTTAAGGTCATCACGATAGCTTTTAGCTTCTTCCATTTTATTTACTATATCTCCTACAACTCCAGATAATTCTGGATTACTATTGTCTGGAGTAATGTCTTCAACTATATCTGCTTCCACGAGTGTTTCAACTTTGTCATCTAAAGACATTTGGTCTAATGCACTAGGAATTTTAGCTTCCATAGTTCCAGATAATTTTTCTAACATAGAGAAATATTTATCTAGTTGCTCATCACTCCAGTATGTTTTATCATTTGGGAAATTTTTGACACGTGCATAATCATTAGCTTTGCCAATAACTATTTTACGTTCATCAATATCCTGAATATGTTCAGTTATACCTGCAACAGTTGTAGCTATGAACTGAATATCCTGACTCATGATAAAAGACTTGGATTATATCTACCCATAAACAATTGACCTGTAGGTAACATTATTCTTCTAAATTCAAATCCTTTAGAATTATATTTTTTGTTATACCTTACGTATCTTGTATGTAATTTAGTAGCTTTTCTACCTTCAACCATATCAAGTACAACCCATTTGTTTGGATTGTCTGTTAATTGCTGGGCATAATTATCTTTCTCAAAGATAGGTTCTTTCTTACCAGTTCTTTGAAATGTTGATTCAGGTACTTCTGTTAATACCTGTCCTATTTTATATTCCATTTATAACTCGCTTTCCAAAAACAACAAATTGTTTGCCATCTCTGTAGGTTCTAAATGCATATTCGCCATCATACTTTTTGTTCCAAGAATTTACTCTTGCATAGTATTTAGTTATAGCTGCATTCAATGCTGGTTTATCTAAACCTTCAATGCTAACTACATCCATAGCAACCCATTTGTTAGGTGACATATCAAGTGTATCTTTATAGTCATCTTTGAATATGTCATATCTTCTACTGCTATCTTCTGGCATAATATCGTCAGGTATTACCTGACCTACTTTATATTCCATTATTTTCCTTCCTCGGATGCATTAAGAATGTCATCCATGATTGATTCCATACGTGCTATATCTTCTTTAGTAGGCTTGTTTTCTTTCTTACGCATATCAGCTTTAGTTACTTCAACTTGGGCATCTTTATCTGCCATTTCTTGAGTGTAACCATCAGGTGCTACAGCAGTAGCCTCTTCTTCTGATTGCGTAGAACCAGACCATAGCTCTACTCCTAAGCCGAACCTCATACATGCACGCTTAAATGCATCAGACTCAGCATCTTTTAAGTTAGTACCATCATTAAACTTGGCATTGCCTAGCTTAAAGGTATCAACGTCACCGAAGCCATCGTAACTACCCATACCTTCTATGGTTATAGTTCCTTTAGCACCGACTATTCTTTTCTCTCCATTGTGCATACCATATACTGGTTCACAACTCCAAGAGTATACAACACCACTATCACGTAGTCTTTCTACATAATGTGCGTGTGGTACATAGTCCCCAAACTTACCTGCTGGTGCTTTACGCACTAGTTCAGCTGGAAAAGGGGATAGTAATTCAACGTTATTAGACATAACATTCCTTTCTCTATAAGTCGTTTCGTGTCGAAGGACAGCGAAAGGACTTATAAATTATTCTTCTTCTAAGTGTAGTAAGTTACGTAAATTAGTTACACCACGTTTTACTGGTAGCAACTTAACGTCACCTTGGTCATTTGTAAGTATAAAGTATGGCTTGTCACCTAGACCACTATACTCAAGACCACTAAGTTTCCACTTAGACTTGACATTTATATTGTCCATAATATACATTATAACTATACTTTCTATAGTTTTACAAGGTATTCTGCAGTAACTCCATGATTAGGTTTTGCAAATAATAACCATTGACAAGGTCTACCCATGCTAGCTAACTGTTCTAGAGCGTATGTATTGTAGCTTTCTGTACTACCATTTACCCATAAACGTATATCGTTAACATACATAGTAGTCGGAGTGTGCCAATGGCCTGCAATTGCATAATCAAAGTCTGGCATTAAACCACGACTAGCTAATGCTTTCCATCCTAGTAATTTTTTACCGAAGCCATACCAAGGAAATCCTGAGTGGCCTCTGATATTATCTCCGTGCCAGACGAAGAACTTACATCCTTTACCCAGATTAGCAATATCAAACCAATGATTATCGCCTTCACTATCTGGAATAATAAAGGAAATTCGTTTATCGTTTTCATATACCATATCCATTATCTTGCCTAACATTCTGTCAGCATTACTGTCAGGATGATAGTCTTTTCTAGCACGTCCACCTAAGCTACCGTGATTACCGATAACCCAATGCACTTCTACTTCTTCAAAGTTTGCTAATAATATGTCAAAGTATTGTGTCAATATTCTAGGTCCATCTATTGTTACTTGGTTGTATAACGAAGCATCAATAAGATGTGTTTGGCCTGGGAATATAAGTTCACCTTCTACAATATCACCAGCTGCCAATACAACACATTTCTTAACTGGATGAGAGTATCGTTGTACGTTTGTCAACTCAACTATCTTTTCTGCGTATTTAATTACACGTTCTTCAGCTACTTGTGTGTTATAATCTGGCGTTACTTTTGCTAACTGAACATCAGATAGTACAGCTACTGCAATCTCTTCGTGTTTATTTTTCTTTGGAAGAGAAGGTTTAGGTACTTTAGGTTTATCCCAAGTACGTAAACTTGTAGCAACTGCATCGTACACTGCTTCAATTAGGTCAGCTTTTTTATTCTTAGCTTTTTCTAACTGCTTAAGTAATCTAACATTGTCAGATTTAAGTTCAGTAATTTTTTGTGACTCAGCTTCAGCAAATAGTTTATCTAATTCTTTTTTATTCATTAGGGTCTACTAAATTCTGAAAGTGATGTCTTACTGCTGACTCGCTAATCTTGATATTAAAATTTTCTTTTAATAATCTAGATACCACGTATGGTTTTAATTGTCGTCCTGCAATAACACGTTCTTCACATCCTTGCCAAAATGGTCTGGCTTCGTCTGTAATTCTATCGACTATCGCACTACGTTTCCCTGTTTCTGCTTCTGCTAGCAGTTCATCTATATTCATACTATTCACTATACACATCTTTATTCTTATTACAAGTATTTAACTGAATATATTTCCGCTGGATAGGCTAAACAGAAGTGAAGAGTGCGCGGGGTTTCCAGCAAACGATGAACTGATGTAAAGCCTGAAGGCGGAATTACATGAATTTGTAAGTGTAGCAGTGTTCACTATGGGTTGATTGTTGAAGTTGAATGTTTACCTGTCCGGAGTTCTCTTCCGACTCTATTCTGCTACTGTAAAGGCTTAACTTTTGCGAAAGGAAACAAAAGCACAGTTGCCTGTAGACCTTTACTCCTTACACTATAACACGTTTAATTTATAAGCGTGTTCCTTTACTTCTTCTATGTTCTTTAGATTAATAATTTTGTTTCTGGTACAGGTATTTATAACATCCTTTACTAGATTAAAACCTGTTGTATTACCAGACCCACCGAATACATGCATATCTGATACCCATATTCTACGTTCAGGCATTGATGCAAGCCATTGCAAAGCAGGGCCATCAACAATATTACCTTTACCTGAATGTTGATTTAAGTAATCTTCACTTACACGCATACCATTCTTAGCAATAACACGTAAGTCACCGTAATTACCAACGCCATTGTACATAGCAATAGTAACTGCAGGTAACAACTGCATTATTTCTAAGATATCAGAGCCATTAAACTGCATAGAACCAGATGCATCAATAAGTATTGTGCCACCTAATACATGTTGTTTTTGTTTAAATATCTTTTTATCTACACAATAACGATGTATATATTTAGGATTGTAACCATACTCTTGAGGTCTGTACTGTCTTCCGTTCTGTAATCTGCCCTGTAAATTTACAGTCATTACTGGATTATGTACTGTCATTTCACCCCAATAACCAACACCTGAGCTTCTGTTAAAGCTCTGCATTTGGTCTATTAGTTGTTTACGCATACGTTTTTCTAAGTCGTTTGCTGTAGGACCTATACCTCCAGATGTACCTTCTTCTGTTTCTGACTCTTCACCTTCAGTTCCATCAGTACCTGGTGCTGCACTAGGCTGCGCATAAACCTCTTCAGGTTTATCCATAAACATATCTAGTACTGTTGATAGTTCTTCTGCTACTTTCTGTACTTTTCTATAAGATACTTGTTCTGAATACCTGTATGTATTACCTTTAACAAGTAATTTATCGAAAAAATATCCAATTTGATTAAGTGCAAATTGTAGTTCTTCTTGTCTTATTGGTGATATATCAGGGTTTGTAATAGCGTGTGCCATTATATCTTTGAATGCTCTATACTCTTCACCACGTTTAAATCGGTCTAAACGAGATGCATAACTGTATTTATGATACTCTCTGTGTTCATCGTCTGTTTGATAATATCTATGTGTTTTATCAATTGTATTTGTGACCCAGTTGCTAGCTAGACCATACAATATAATTTCAGTTATACTACCTTCATAGACTAACCTTGTAGTTTGCATTCTTATAATATCTATACAGCTAGAAGGTTCGTTAATACCAAGTCCATTTATAAACAATAAATAATTAACTCGTATTTCTTCTAACACTTCTATTGCTTCTTTACGTGTGCCACGCATTAGTTTACCCATAGTTTTAGGTGACCATTTAGCATGACCTAGCTCGTGTCTACGTATCATACGACTATGATTAAGACCACATTTGTCACATGCTTGGTCAAGTGGTACTGTCATCTGTTTATTTAGATTATCTGTAGATGCAATATCACCTGGTACTAGTTCATTAACTTGCCAGTTGTCACCTGTAACTATTTCTGGATATGGATATGCTTTATGCATCAGCTTTCGCCAATACAGTTGCATCGATTAACTCATCTGCTTTGTCAGCAAAGATAAGTTTAGCTGCTGTTTCTTGTGAGAAACCTTTGTCTTGCAATGCAAAGAACTCTGTCCAAGCACGAAGCGACACACGTTCTTCAGGGTCTTCAACTAATGTTGTATCCTTAATTACGTTATGCCATTCTTCTGGAAATTTCTCCATAGCTTTAGGGTGTACAGTATCAACGTGTATCTTAACTGGAAACCTATCTTTCAATGCTGGCGGCAATGAAGATGGTGGGCTGTTAGTAGTAGCTACTACCTGAAACCCTTCAGCTGGTCGTACTGTTTCTTTATTGTCATTATTCAATGTCAACATAGCTATGTCTTGGTCGTCAAGAATTGCATGCAAGAATGTCATTGCATCTGGAGAAGCGTGGTCTATCTCGTTGATAACCAATCTACCTCCATTACGCCACGACTGTATTGCAATACCGTCATGCCATTCGAAACTGCCATCCTTGCTAGGCATATAAAAGCCTTCCAAGTTTGCAGCGGCAGTATCTTCTGTCATTGTTATTTGATATATATTTGGATTACCATTTATATCTAATGGTGTGCTTTGTTTTACTGCACTGTATGTTTTACCTGTACCTGGTGGCCCATAGAGTAATACTCTACGTGACTTTCCTAGTACAGATGCAACTAATTTCCAACAATCATCCATTGTTATTTCCTTCCTATATTATTTCTTGTTCTGTAGGTATCCATTGACAGTAAATGTCGATAGCTCCTTCAGAGTTTTTTCTTTGTAATACCTCAAACTTACCTTTAGTAGCAAGATGAGATATATTTGATTGAGTCATAGACTCTATGTTTGCTTTAACACCACTGATAAATTTTTCTGACTTGCCTATTACGTACCAAGTATTAGGACTTGCCAGTAATATTTTTACTTTATCATCTGTTAGTAGTTTAGGTTGTTTACCTCTACGTCTAACAGCTGGTGGTGTAGCCGCATACATACCTTCAGGTAGTGTCATTACCCTCCTTTCTTAGAAACTCTTCTGCTTCATCACCAATATTATTTGCATTATTGATGACAAGATTAATAGTTTCTTCATTCAGTTCTTCAATATCAGATTCTTTAGTTACTTGTATAGCTTTATAATCTTCCATCATAAAAGCTTTGAACATATTTTCGTCAATGAATTTTGTATGAAGCTTTCTAAGGTCGTCAAGAGTTGGATTAGGTCCAAGTAATTTCTCAGCTATATCATCTGGTGGTAGCCAGTCTGTCATTACTTCTGCTCTAGCAGACATATCAATACGTTGTGCATATTGTATAGCTGTTACGTGGTCTGGTGCATCAACGTGAACAACTCTTGCAAACGTACCTTTATCATCGCCTGGTTTACTTTGAATAAACGTAACAATGTAATGGTCGATTGATGGTTCTGCTGATATACCTTCTATATCTTCATTATCATACATAGTTTTCCCTTCTGTTAATGTAATCTGTCTGTCAATAGTGCAGACAGATTACATATTTTTTACTTTAGTGCTATATCATATAGCTCAGTACTTACACTTCGGATAACTTTATTGGGCAATTAGAACACCGATTCTGTATAAGTACTAAGCTATCTACGTTCAGTCATTTAAGCAACAGGGCAGCTGCAATTCTTACTAATAGATAGCTTGTAACACACAGTCGTCCTACTTTGCCTCAGCTCGTCAGCTGGCGTGGCCTATCTTACTCTATGTGCTACAAGCTACCTACATTTTGGTCTAATGGCTTGCAAAGGGGTACAAGCAATGTAAGTAGCTGCGTTTCTTATTTAAACATACTGTCTATTTTATCTCTACTTTCTTGTAAAGATTTTATATGGTCTGCTTTAACTTTTTCACCATTAGGAAATGGATATATAGTTTGTCCAGAATCTTGTCCAAATTCAATGTCCCATCTGTTATTGATATTAACATTATACTTGGTAGCTATTTCTTGTAACAACAAGAATGGTTCTCCCCAAGCAGACTCAAATCCTACGTATAAAACTTCGCCATCCCACTTGATAGTAGTTTGACAGTCGCCCCATTTAGTTCCCCAGTTGTTATACTGCCAGTCAATTGATTTGTATGTACCATACTTTTCAACAAGCTCTAGCTTAAACATATCTAGTAATGGTCGTACACCATCTTCGTCTTCGAACCAAGCATCGTGTCTAACACCATCAATATTTCTTGAACCTTGATGTATGTTTTCTAGTTCTGTAGGTGTTGGATATACATTTGTTAATGCATATGTTCCATCTTCATTAGTAATGTCAGCTATAAGTTTTTCAACGTCAGCTGTTTTACCAATGATAGTGGCCTGATTATCAGTCCAATTTGGCATTTTTATTCCTTTCTTTCCAATCTGCATAATGAAAGTTGCAAACAACACGCATTTTTTCACCATCATCAGCAAATTTAATTGCATTAAAGTTCTTTGGATTTATTTCTGTACCACAATTTGGTGTTGTACATATCATCGTAATGACCTTTCTAATAAATATAATCTACGATTAATAACGAGTGTATTACAATCATCACATACTCTGCCATCAAATAATGGCAGTCCATTATGTCCCTTGTTTGTAATTACGTTACGACATTCTTCATAATTTGTACAATAGTTACTCATCATCTATCACTACTACTTTTTTAATTGTATTTTTACCTTCTCCAAAAGCTTTCATATGAAGCTGTGCTTCACTATATGAATAACCTCTGCGTAAACATTCCCATAATTGTTGTATGATTTCTACTTCAGTCATTCTTCTTCCTTAACTAATGTATTAAAAGCTTTTGTAACTTGATATTCAATAGCTTCTTTTAACATACGACACCAGCCACGAACAAATGAATTTAATTCTGTATTGATAGCAGCATTATATAAATCTCTTCGTGTCCAGTTAATAATATTTATTAATTGTTCTTTAGATAGTTCTTTTAATTTATCTTCTGTATCCATAATTCCCTTTCGTATACAGACTGTTGTCTGTCATAAGTACAGACAACAGACTGTAATATATACGTACTTTTACTTAAAATGGAGCATCAAAAACTTCTACATCAAGTTTCATATCGATACCTAATGCCATTAAATCTGCCCTATAGTTATCTTCTGATTTATTTTCATGAAACAATATGACACCTTGTCCTACTTGGCGTCTTAATATTTCATAATCAGTTGTATTTATTAATGGCTCTAATGTTTCTAGTGCCTGTTTTATTTTGACAATATCCATTGTAGATATCCCCTTTCTTTTATCTATTATACAGAAGCTATATATATAACTTCTATAAAGCGTGCTATTTCTAACACGCTCTAAGAAGCTACAAATTAGTAGGGTGCTACTTCTTCCATAACTTCGACATCAAGGACTGCGTCCTCAACAGCTACGTCTTCTGACACGCTTTCAGCTTCTGATTTGTTTGCTTCTTCACGTGATTTCTTAGATGTAGGACTTGCATTATGTAGTTCCAATAATGCCCATTTATTTATATGCAATGGGATAGTTACCTTTTCCCCTTTGATATATGTTGTAATAAATGTTACGTCTTTCCACTCAGTGATTTGTTCACCAGTGATACCACATACCATTTCATAGTTTAACTTACTTGCCATTAGTACTCCTTTCATAATATTCTTAATAGCAACGATATATATATATATTTTATATACATATCAGTCTGTCAGTCATTGGCACTGACAGAGTGATATATACATTACCAATTTAATGTTTTTTGTTGCCAATACTTTAACCTATAATATTTAAGCTTCGCTTCTTTATAGGATATGTTATGCACTCGCATATAAGTTTTTGGAAACTTATAATGTATGTGCCATTTATGGTCTAACCATACTATCGCTTTATTAGGTTTAAAGCTTTTATGTCTATTGCATAAGTTTGTTGGAAAGTCATTTTGATTATATATATCTATCATATAATGACTTTGTTTATCACATTTCATACAATTATTCATAGTATTCCTTTCTTTTAATATACATCAGTCTGTCAGTCACGAGTACTGACAGAGTGATATATACATTATTCTTCTTGATTTTGTTTTGTATTACAACTTGTACATCTGTACTCGTTCCAATAAGTTAATTCATAATTACATACGTGCATTACCAACACCAACATTCCATACGTTGATTTATGTAGCACTTATCGTGCAGTCCAAATTTAAATGCAAGTCTTGCGACTATGCCATTTTCTTTGGACATAATATAGTTAGCTAATTTCTTTTTCATAGCATTCCTTTCTTTTAATATATATCAACTAGTACTGTCACTGGTACAGTACTAGATGATATTTACTTAAATATACTTAAAGCAAGTTGTTTTATAGAATTACCATTTAAGTCACGCTTGCTCCATTCCCAAAGGTTTTCGCCTTTGTTATATAACTCAACACCACATTGGTAGTGTAAGTTAAGTGGATAGCGTATAAGCTCTCCCTGACTATCTCGCTTTGTACCAGCTTTCCAGTAGGTTTCGCCTTTATGTACAATATTGTACTTACAATATTTACATACTTTAGGTTTAGTCCAGTTATAATTTGACATAATCAATCCTTTCTTTATATAACTATACTTACTTACAGTATTCTGTAATCGATGGATTTACAGAATACTGTATGATAAGTACAGAACTTATCAATAACCTAAACGCTTCGCTAGGTTATATGTACCTAACTCATAGGCACAAGATTGGCATACTGATACAGTTTCATCAGTATATTTATTAGTAGTTGTTAACTGTGGTTCAGTATAACTTTCACATACAAAACAATTCATAATGTTTCCTTTCTGTAATTGAATTATATTCGAAGGATATATAATTCATATTACTGTAAGGGAATATATTAAACCGACATACCCCTGTATTTAATTTCAAATGTACTTATTTCCTAAGTATATTTATACAGTATACTGTATACAGTATGTGTAGACAGTAAATATATTCCGAAGGATAATATATTTATTGTTTCTACATATCTGTTTGACTTACATATGTCAATCTGAGTCCTTTACATATTGTACGTAAGTCTAAGAAAATATGTTGGTAATTCTGTACTACAGTAAAACCCCAATGTCTATAGTCTTTTTGTGCATGAGCGGGCATATGGGGGAGGGTAGTCTAACTTAAACTTTTCTTCAGTCCTTGGGTACTGCCTTTGTCTTTCTAGTGTACAGTTTTACCTGTCAGCAGCTTTTGATGTCCCGGTCACCGCTTTACCTGTAACAAAATACTTGTTTTAAGTGTTTGTATTTAACTGAACTATAGCATATAATTCAATCTATACAACAATCTACAAGGAAGTAGAATTTATGCCAAATTATGTGGTATGTCATGCACCAAGTTGCAAGAAGCGATTAACTGGTAAACAAAAGAAATTTTGTTCCCCTAAGTGTTCTAAACGTGTCTGGGCAGCAGCTAATAGATACAACAAGAAAATTGATGCAAAACCGATTAATATAGAACGTAAGTCTGACGAGGGCGACTACGCTAGCGTCAGAAGAGGGCAGTATTACCAAGCTTTCGTAAGCGAAGGTATAGCTGAAACAGTTGCAACTGGCGACATGGCAGTAGCTGAGGCAGCTTCCCTCCTTGGTTGCACATCGGCTACTGTCAGTCGTATGCTCGCTGCCTACAAGATTGACTTACGTAACTCAGTAGCAGCTGAAGATTGGGAGTTATCCGAAGATGCCAAAGCTGCATTAGAAAATTTTTCAAGCTTCCGCGATAAATACTTTCGTACCGAACTAGGTAAGAAATATGAAACCGCGCTTTTTCATACTAATTGGATAAATAACATTATTGAATCTATAGAAGAAGGTAAAGAATTATTAATACTGTCACCCCCACGACACGGTAAAACAGAACTTCTTATACACTTTGCTGTATATCAGATATGCCGTAACCCCAATGTACGTATTATGTGGGTAGGTGGTAATGAAGATATTGCAAAGAATGCGTTATCTGCTGTACTTGATGTACTAGATACAAACGAAGAGTTACGAGAAGCATACTGTCCTCCTGGACAAAACTTTAAACCAGATAACAGGTCAGGTAAAAACTGGTCACAAAATCAATTTACTGTAGGTACTAGAACAGTTGCAGGTATTAAATCTCCAACTATGGTAGCTGTAGGTAAAGGTGGTAAAATTCTATCACGTGACTGTGACATAATAATTGCAGACGACATTGAGGACCATCAAACTACACAACAACCTGGTGCTAGAGAAAGTACAAGACAATGGTGGACTACTACACTATCAAGTCGTAAAGAGGAACATACAGCTGTAGTTGTAATTGGTTCACGTCAACATCCTGATGATTTATATAACCACTTGCTTGAATCAGATAACTTTACAAGCATAGTAGAAACTGCACACAAACTTGATTGTGAAATACCAGAACATTCAGAAGAAGAACACGTTGAGTGTATGTTATGGCCTACCAAACGTTCTTTTAAATGGTTAATGTCTAGGTTGCATTCTGCTGAATCTACAGGTGGTAGGCAGACATTTGAAATGGTTTATTTTAACCAGGCATATGTAGAAGGTACACAAATCTTTACTATGAATGTTATTGACCAATGTATGCGACCTGATTTAGTTATGGGTCAAATGTACAAAAATTTATATTTAGTTGCTGGACTAGACCCTGCATCAAGTGGCTACCAAGCATCGGTATTGTGGGGTATAGACCAGTACAAAGGTGAATTATATTTAGTAGATTTAGAAAACAAACGTGGTGGTGGTATCAGGGCTGCATTAGACCAAATGGCACAATGGTTACATGATTATGATTGTAGACATTGGATAGTAGAAGAAAACGGATTTCAAACTGCAATTCGTCAAGATGCAGCTATAAAAGAATTTACATTGCGTACTGGTATCACTGTACAAGGTCATTTAACAGGTAAAAACAAACATGACCCTCTGTATGGTGTAGGTGCAATGGCAGACCTATTTGAAGATAAACGTATACATCTTCCTGTCGGTGATGGTATGTCAAATGCAAAAGTACAACAATACAGGCAACAACTGTTATACTTTGATGGTAAACCTGTTTCTAAACGAAACAAGGAAAAAACTGATATAGTTATGGCTAGTTGGTTTCCAATGAAGGTTTTTAGGCGTATGCAAAAAGAGCATGCGGCAGATATAGGGTTGGACTACAATCCTAGTTATGGAGATTATAAATTAACGGATATGAATAACGCACCATGGGAATAGAAAATTTAGGAACTAAAGAATATAAAGAAATTGTTAGAAACGCTGCAGAGCTTACATCTGGCAAATTAGTACAAGAACGTCAAGTACAGAAAGCTAGAATAAAAGCTATTCTTAATGGTGGTGCAGATGGCATTAAAGCATTGTTAGGTAATACAATGGAAACCTCTGATGCTGATTTATTACCAGCTCCTAACATGTTGCAATCAGGTATTGACCGACTTGCACAAAAAATATCTGGTATACCTCAAGTACGTGTAGATGTACCAAACTTTAATGATTCAACTAGAAGTAAAGTACGTGCAGAAAAATTAGAACGTATTGTTACTAACTATGATAGTAAACAAAATCTAGGAAGTCAGTTACAACAAGCTGCAAGATGGTTACCAGGTTATGGTTACTGTGCTTGGGTAATAACAACTAAACGAGATAAAAATGGTTTCGCATATCCTAGTGCTGAACTACGTGACCCTTATGATACATTTCCAGGTAACTTTGGTCCTGACCAACAACCTAGAGAAATGGCTGTTGTACGTAGAGTACCTAGATATAAACTTGCACAAATCTATCCAGAGTTTGCTGATGAAATTTTAAAGACTGATGAAGATGATACAGATACAGCTTCAGAAACTGCAACACAGTTTATGTCTTACGAAAATGCTAGAGAACAAGCTTGGGAAGATAATACATACACTGGTGTAAGAATTATTGAATATTACGATATGGGAGGTACTTACGTTGTATTCCCAGAACGTAATATGATTTTAGATTTCATACCTAACGTTTTATCTACTCCACCATTTGTATTTATGAAACGTGTATCTTTTGATGCACTTAAAGGTCAGTATGACCACGTTATAGGTTTGATGGCTATGATGGCAAAAATAAATATTATGTCAGCAATAGCAATGGAAGATTCTGTCTTTACAGAAACTAACATATCAGGAGAGATAGAATCCGGACAATATAGAAAAGGTCGATTTGCGGTTAATTATCTAGCTCCTGGTACACAAGTTTCTAAACCAATGAATAACATTCCATATCAATTGTTCCAACAAGTTGATAGACTTGAAAGACAATTGCGTATGGTTGGTGGTTATCCTGTAACTGACGATAGCCAATCTCCTAATAGTTTTGTTACTGGTGCTGGACTATCAGAATTAAACAGCACTATGTCATTAATGATTAATGAATATAGAGAAATCATAAAACACTCTATTACACAAATGGACGAAAAAAGATTAGAGCTAGATGTAGTACTTTCATACTCACAAGGTATTAATAAAAAACCTATGGCAGGTTTCTTTAATGGTGCATCATTCTCTGAAAACTATTCTCCACTTGGTGATATTGGTGGTGACTTTACTACTAGACGTATCTATGGTGTTATGGCTGGATTTGATGAACCACAGAAAATTGTAACTGGATTGCAATTATTACAAGCAGGTGTTATAGACGTAGAAACTTTACAAGATAATATTGATGGACTAGAAAATATAGCTAAAGTACAAGAACGTATACGTAAAAATAAAGCAGAACAAGTATTGTTTGATTCTATATTAGCTAGGTCAGCTCAGGGTGATATGGCTGCAACTATGGCTGCAATTGCTATTTATGAAATGCCAAATCAAATTACAGAAATTATGAAGCAGTTCTATACACCTGAAGAACCACAGATGACACCTGAACAAGAAGCTTTGATACAACAACAAATGATGCAACAACAAATGGGTGGTGGACCACCAACAATGGCTCAGGCCTTTGGTATGTAAGATGAATGAAGATTTTGTTGAAGCAGAATTTTGGGATATGGTGTATCAAGAATACGGAGTTGTGGACGAATTAGATATATTATCTGAAAATGTATTAGAGATAATACAACCACAACCTGGATTAATAATTTTAATTACAAAGGATTTTTATGGCAAAAAGTAGAAGAGGCGGATATAGACAACCAAATAAGCCTGCTGCAGTTGCTACACCTCAAGGTGGACAAAGAACTGACGGAGGCCCAGGAAGTAGTAAACAACCACTTAGAAGACTTCCTGA